TCTGCCCTAGCCATCTTACCCCTTGAGGCATGTACTAACCTTACAGGCAGTGTTTCATCTTCTGTATGCAGTGTATGTCTTACCATATCACCACCTTGGTTTCTCTCAGCTACAATCCTGTCAGCTAAATGCTTATGATATAACTCGACGGCTTTAGATGCCCATTGTTGAGGTGTATAACGACCAGTATGATCCTCTAGCACATAAGCAATGCCATTAACGTCTATTCCAGCTACGACAATACCTGTCATGTCACTTTCAGCATTAGAGGTAATGGCTGGGTCAATGGCGACAACAATTCGGTTAAGTGTTGGTACATCATCACTAAGCACCTCACACTTGGCTAGTAACGCTCTGTTCCACAATGCCCCGGATGCCTCATCAAGTACTTCAGCATATAATTCCTGTCTACCTAGTCTAGTTCCCTCGTAAGTCTTACGTACAGCATCAAGGAAGGTATCAGCTAGGTTAGCACTGTTATCGTATGTGCTTCCTGTGGTGACATGTGTCTTTTCATCATCTAAGATGGTTCTCAGTAACTTAGTAGTCTTAGGTGTAGTTGTAATAAACGATACGGGGTGTCTACCTAATCGTAATCCAAACTGTGCCATATCCCAAGTCTCTTGAGCATTTCTCCATGCACACAGTTCATCTGCCCACATAGAGTACGCTTGAGGCCCACGAAGTCTCTCAGGGTCTTCTGCACTAAAGAATACAGCCTTAGAGCCATTAGCCCAAGTCATTGTACTGTTAGTGGGAGACCAAACTGGAAAACCTAGTTCCTTGCCTCTGTATGTCTTATCGCCCTTGTGACAGACATTCATTAGTCCAGAGTCACCTTCAACCATAACTCTGCGTACATCACCCTTAGTAGGTGCGACACAGTGTACGATCCTATCGTTCTTCATAATTCTGTGGCGAACCCATTCGGCCCCGGCCCTTGTCTTACCCCAGCCACGACCAGCTAAGGCAACCCATACATTCCATTTACCATCAGGTTCTAACTGATCAGGTCTAGCCCAGAACTTCCAGTCGTATTTAAGTTCTTCAGCTTGTTCTGGTGAGAGACACGACAAAACTTCAGCAACCTCTTCAGAGGGTAGCTTTCTTAAGTCTTCAGCCGTTATCCTGTTCATCTGTTGATTTTCCTAGTTGGTTCATAATTGCCTCTACAGCGGATCGGTCTTCTTCCTCTTCACTGCCTACTTCACGTTCTTCGACAGTGTTAGCGGGAGACCAACCACCCTTACTCTTAAGATAGAACTCAGCAGCCTTAAAATCACCAGCCAGAGCCTGTTGTACAACGACATCACCTATAGCCCTATTGGTATCAAACTTGACTTCAGCTATGTCAGCACCATACAACTTATAAAAAGTGGCTGTACTACTTGGAGCATGAGCATACTTCTGTATAGATGCAATGATCACCTTTACGGGAACACCACTAATGATGCCCTGTCGGACTTGCTTACCTATAATGGCGCTATATGGAAGTTTCTCAGCCAACGTAACACATCCTTCGGTTCCGTACATATCTCTAACAGTAGAATAGAACTACAACAACACAGGTAACAATCCCCTCAAGTAGCATCGGCATGACCTCATCCTGTAGTTTACTATGCAGTGTTCGTTATGGTTGCTGGGGGGGATACGTTATCTTACAACAATACAGTTTAATCCTAGCCGATTTTCTCTCAGCCATGTATTGTCATAGACTAAAGTATAACACATGTAATCAGGTAGTCTCTAACAATATGTTATATACTATAATGTTATAACTATATAGTCAGTTTCATATTGATGCTCTTAAGTGAGAGCCTTGTGATTACATCTGCTATACCTTAGTAGAGATGTTGTATACTTCTATATAGCACCTTTTTTTCTGTTGTTGCAACCACTAGATAGTAACTTTTTGTTATATCCTTGATTTTGTTGTATTCTTTTATTTACTTTTATTTATAACTGTTGCATAAATGTCACACTTTGTCTCATTAGTATCGCTCTGGTTGTACCATTTTATTTTTTTGTTTTGCAGATGTATGTGTATAGCACCCCGGCATAATAAATCTGCTCAAAAGTATGGGGGTCCCATCCGAAAGTATAGGTTGACAATCTCTTCCGGGATACCGAATCATATACTTTGGGATACCCTGCCGTGATAAATATGTCACACTTGACAACACAAATGAAATACAAGGAAACGAATCACTTGACAACATTTTTATTGCACTCGGCGCGCGAATCGGCTTGACTTATACGAATCATTTAATGACTGGCAACACCAATGCGAATCAGTATCTAGTCACACGGAATCCCATGTAAGCCCATGATATAGATACACACACAGAATTGACACACGCCCCGATTTTAGCCCCGTACAACAACACAAAATAAAAAAGGCCCCTACCATATGGTAGAGACCAGAGTCGGCGCTCTGTGGCGCTAGTTTTAGGTGTACTCTATGAAATCGCCTATGGATTCGTTGTCATTCCATGCGTTCAAGTAATCGCGATACATTGCCGAGTCTCTTTCCAGTATCTCGACGGACTCGCCTCTCGCATTCACATATCTTGGACGGTATCCGCGCAGGCGATATGAATCAGACTCGCCGCATTGTGATGCAGTTCTTTCCACCAATTGGGCGAATGTTTGTGTGTGATATGAAAGCATTATTGAATCCCCCCTGTATAGTACACATAAGCGGCAAAAGAGAAGATTAGAGCAATGTTTGCCGCCACAAGTAACAATGTGATAAGAGCGTCGATTATAGCCTTGGTTGCCGTTTTCATGCTGTAACTCCCGTATATTTCTTGGCACTAGTGCCGTGTGCTTTTATGACAATTGACTTAGCCTTGATTGCATTGCCTGAGCATAGCTTGCATTTATCGCAAGTCGTCTTTTGACCTGCTTCATGTGACGCGGGACAGATCACTTCCTTCCCCTTCACAATGTCTTTTAGATTGTTAGTGACTCGGAATGTACGTTCTCCCCTTGCCCACATGCCCCGCGCTTGTGCAAGCGTATCAGCGCTAGACATAAGATTTTCGGGCATGGGATTCCGTTCGGCGTGTGTGTAGCCAGTACGGCCAGCGGATTCTTGCAAAAGGCTTTCCCATACATAGGACGGTACAGCACTAGGGTCACCGAATGCACCAAGTCTAACAAGCTGGTCACGTCCTAAGTCTACAAGATTCGCGTGTCCTAATCGTTCTTCATATGAACCCCTCATGTATGCGTTATGCTTTCCCGTTGGTGCGTACATTAAAAGCACATAACACGTTCTGTTAGTCGCTTGTCCCTTCTCATTATCGTTTGGCGTCCCACGGTGTACGCAATCACCACAGTAAGACTTGTCGCCGCCAGACCGTGACATGGCAAGCGGTGAAACATCTTTCCCGATATTATCAGCATGCAAGCCATCCGCTTGGATAAACGTTTGCGCCATGCCTCCCGTTTTACCGTTCTTAGAAGACTGCTGAAACCATACCACAATAGGCGTTCCATCAATTAGGCTTGGACCCCGATATATGGTGAATGTTTTTCCTACGCTTGCCATGTCCCGACTCCTTATACCGTATTGATATTAATTGCGACAACATCATGTCCGCTTTTACGCATGACGGCGACACAAACTTGAGCGTCTGATAAAGTCATAGGCTTAAATTCAGCGCATGGTACGAATGCGAAATCTGAACCTGTGGGACGTTGGGCGATGCCATAATTTACTTGATACATGTGAGACTCCATTAGTTGATTAAAAGTGTAGTAAAATGAGGGCGAAACTTGCCGCCCCCTAATTACTAGACTCTAGCCCATACGTTCCCGATGTATATAGTAGTGACGCGATAATTTGCCGCCAGATGTCACGGTAGAATATGTGTTGTTTCGCGTTACATCAGGGTCGATGTCATCCATAATTTTGCAAGAGTAGGTAGCTGCCTCAACAGCCTTTTTATGCGAACTAAAGTATTCTTTAAACTGATCTTCAAAACGTGATGTTTCTTTATCCCAGCGCGAATATGAAGATACCCAAACATAAGCCATATTATAAAATCCTAAATTGTGGGGCCGTTGCGACCCGTTTCGTTGTTGGTGTCCCATTCTTAGGATGATTCGCAAAAGGAGTCCAGCCCCTAAAACAACAAAAGCAAAATAAAATATCCGTTTCTTTTGCATATATATGTATAGGTCCAAAAACACCTCTGAAAATAGGCTAAATCGCGTTAGAATGCGGAGTCGGGATTTTATGGGTTGTTGTGAGCAAACCCCCTAAATCGCTTGTATGACGCTAAAATCGGGGTCTGCGTTGAAATTCACCTGATGAAACAATGTTTCCTAGAGCCGATCTGGACCTGTTTCCTGATAGTGAACAAATGTTTCCGGGCGCCGATCTGGACCTGTTTCCTGATAGTGAACAAATGTTTCCTAGAGCCGATCTGTACCTGTTTCCTGATAGTGAACAAATGTTTCCTCGGCCGGGAAAAGAACAAAAAGGGAACAAACCATGAACATAGAACAAAAAGGGAACAAAAGGTGAACAAACCATGAACGGGGAACAAAACATGAACAAACCATGAACAAAGATTTTTGTTGACTCTACATGCGAATCATCCTAAAAATGGGACATCAAAAGCAAACAAGGAAAAGACGATGCTAAAACTACTCGATAAATACTACACCGCGCCAATCGCGAGCAACGCGCAAAAGTTAATTGATTACGCAGACAAACACCCGTTTGCAATCATGGCACTTACACCGATGCAATGCGATGCATTCGACACAATAAAGCGCGAACATGAGGCGGGGCGTGAAAGGAGGTTATTGAGGTACGAACTACTAAAATAAAAACGAAATAAGGGCTTGCGAATCACTCGCGAGTCCTATATTCTAATTTTAGCCAATAGGTGCACGGGGTGATTCTGTGAGAATCGTTCGCAAAAGGTGGAATCGACGGCAGGACTCAATGTGTGACATTTTTATCACACTTTGACAGGG